CTTTAGCTAAAACAACATGACTCTTAGTTGAATGGCTTGGTGTTCTTTTTGGTTTATTAAAACCAGATAAACCATTTTTTGTTAATCTATTATCTTTAGCCACTATCTTTTTTTAGGTGGTTTTGGTTTCTTTCCGTACCCTTTTCCGTATGCCATAAATATCCTTATTTATTTAAACCTACTGCACTACCAGTTAAGATAGCACCAAAAGCTAGGTGAAACAATCCACCGCCCATCAAAGTAAACGGACTGTGTTGACCCGTTAGCTTTTTCATTAATTCCATCTGAACCATTGGCTCACTTGTGGCATTTATAACTTCCATAAAAGCACTAATGTCTGGTCTGTTAATTCCATACCAAACTGGCACAAACAAAAAATCATAAAAACAAATTACTAAATATAATACTAACGCTGTCCAACGCCATCTCTGTGTGCTTCTTTCTACTTCTGTCATTTAGATACATGGAGGCGTACATCTTAGAGCATTAGCACCCATCCATATAGTTACTAAAAAAGCAAGTATTACAAGACCTAGAATTATAGCTGTACCTCTAGTCATGCTGAGTCATTGTTTTTCTTTTTCTTCTTTTTGTTTTTCTTATCTTGTTTTAATTTTATTTGTTTCTTTAGTTTCTTAAGAGCATTGCCTTGATTGTTTTTAGCTTTAATTAACTTCTGAGTTTTTTCTTGTAACTCTTCAACCATTTTAGTAAGTTCTTCAATTTGTTGATGTCCTATTATCATTCCATCCATAACAGAAGCTAAATCTAAACGCATCATTATTTGGTTTTCTATAACAGCTTCTTGATTAGATTTCTCATACTTTGAATACATGATTTCTACTTTACTGTCTATCTTACTAACATACCAAAGCATACCACCTGCTTGTACAGCTATAGCCATTATTAGTGCCAAAGGCATTTTCATTCCGTTCATTGTTTTTTGCTCCATTTGAATGTTTGAACTGCTTTTACTGTAGGTACTGCATCAGTAGTTGCTTTAGTAGTAGCACTTAATGTAGTTTTGTCTGGAGCAACTGAACACCCAACCATTGTTATTGCAATTAATAATACTATCACTTTCATTTTTTCTACCCCTTCTTATTCTGTTAAGTTATACCACCCTGTAACTACATATTTTGTTTCTTTTAATGGAGGATTTCCTCTATGCAAATGTGTAAAACCAGCAGGATGTATAATTAATGTTCCTTGTTTTGGTTTAACTCTTTTGTTTAAATATAAATATTCTGTTTCCCCACCCTCTTCAATATCATTTAGATACAATAACCAAACTAAAACTCTTGATTGTGTATGTAAATCTGTTTTTTCTGTATGCCATTTGTGATAACCTTCACTTGGTTTTGTTCTTTGTACTTTATTAGTAAAAGACTTTAAACTCTGATTATCTAATGTAGTATATGAATTTTTATATAAAAGAGCTATTTCATTTAATGTAGCAGAAAACAAACTATTTAATGTAGGGTCTGCATCACCTAAATTAAATGACATGTCTTTTCTCTCTTGACTATTTTCTGGATATAAGACGTGTGAACTGTTCTGTTCAAATAAATCAATAAGTATTTGACAAGTTTGTTTGTCTAGTACATTATCGTATATTTTTATAAAGTCATCGTTTAAACTCATTTTAATCTTTTAGGATTAGTTATAGTTTGCTTTACTAAATTGTTAAAAGTTTTTTGTCCTTTAACTGTTTCATTTCTAAAAGACTCTAAAGCTGAACTTACGCCTCTTTGTGTATTAGAAGTTTCAATTTGTAAAGTAGGCAACCAACTTATAGCACAAGACCAATCGTCAAGTATTTCACCTGTGTTAGTATCTGGCCCACTAATTTTTGTGTACCACATACATCTGTAGATTTTATTATCTCGTATCTCTTCACACTCACTACCAAGAGGACAAGTAAATTCTATTTCTAAATCTTTTTTACCTTTAGGCATTATAGTATTGGCATTAAATTAAATTGTTGACAAGGAACTACAGAACAGGTGTCTTTAATATCTTTAACTATATCAAATCCTAAAGTAATTCTTGGTGTATCAAAATTTTCTAATACAACTACTTTATGGTCTAACTGACCTGTACCTATAAAAATGTTACCTACTTCATTATCAACTTTAAAACCATCTCTCCAAATTGTTTCTGTTTTATGTGGCTCTATACTAATAAATCCATGCCACTCTGATACATGGTCGTGCCAATCTAAAACTTCATCTGGCATGTGCCAATTAATCCAGCAAGTAAACCATAACTGCTCGTCTGTATTAATAAAGTTTCTAATCATTGTACACAATTCTTTATACAATTCGTAAAACTCACTTGAAGGTGCTGTAATAGAGAAAGCATTATACCATCCATACATCCAAGTGCTTTCTGTATCTGGCACTCGAAATCTATCACAAAAAAAAGCATGTGCTTTTCTTATATCTTCAATCATTGACTCTTTATTCTGAGTTATAACCTCAGATTTTTGTAGTATAAATTTATCCATATACTCATATTATACACTAAGGTTTTGGATGTGCTGCCTTAACTGTTGTTATTGCATCTTTCCAAACTGTTGTTCCATTTACAGCATCCCAATATTGCTGGTCTTGTTGTTCTTCTAATGAAGCATAGTTATGTAATCTTCTTATGTCATAAGATAATGCATCAAACTCAGCCTGCTGTTCTGCTTCTGTTAAAACAACTGGTGCAGCATTTGTCCATGCAGTTGTTAAAGAACTATAAGCACTTATACTGTCAATTGTTTCATTTACTGTACCATCATTGTATTCAATCCAACCTGCTGAACCATCCCATTGGACAGCATGTACATTAGAAGCTAGACCAGAACAATCAACTGTTCTCCATACTCCATCTTCAGCAATGTTATTGTCTGGTTTAATTATTGTTAATGTTGCCATACTATCTCCTATGAGTCTTTACTACAAATAATAACATCAATATACTGTGGTGCTGATACTGTATGTGAGTGAGCGTTTGCTGAACCAGAATTGCCTGGGGTTGTTGAACCACTAGCACTTGGAGTTGTTGAGCCTGTATTACCATCACCACCAGATACAACCGCACCTGCTAAACTGTGGGCGTGAGAAGCACCGCCACCTGTACTACTCAATGGAGGGTTTCCAGTATAACTACCATTCCAATATTGGTTTCCAGATATACCCATATAACCATTAAATGCACCTCTTCTACCACCTACTTGGTGATTGTGCGAAGGCATTTCATTAGTAGATATTGTATGTGCACCTGCTGATAAGTTATGATTATGCGAGTGAGCTGCACCCGAGTGAACGTGTGCTGCTGCTGTATGCGTGTGGGCTGCGGAACTGTGAACGTGTGCCCCAACTTCATTTGTTGTTACTCCACTACTTGTTGCCCAAGTACCACCTGTACCACCACCATTACCCGATACAACTCTTAGTACCTTGTTATTTTGTGATGTAACTTTTGTCCAACCTGTAGGTGCTGCTGACTGAAAGAAAGCCATAACAGAACCATTTGGAATAAAATCTTCAGATACTACCTCTGCCCAAGTTAAACCTCCAGCGTTACCACTTTGCTTACTAAGAAAATAACCATTAGTACCAGCGTTTGATATATGTAAATTATCTTCATCTACAGATTCACTAGACATATGAGCCAAGTCGATACTGCCATCTACATACATATCAGAGTCAATTGCATTGTCTGCAATTTTTGCAGCAGTTACAGCATCATTAGCTATTTCTGCTGTTCCCACAGCATTGTCTGCTAAATGCTCATTGTCAATACTAGCTGCTTGATAATGTTGGCTATTAACAGCATCATTACCTATAGCTGTAGCATCAACTGAACCTGCTGCGTAATGTTCTGCATCAATAGAATCTGCTGCAATGTGCTGACTATTTACAACATCATTTCCTAAAGCAGTTGCATCTACAGAACCTGCTGCAAGGTGGGCTGACGTAACTGCATCATCAATAATAGCATCTGTGTTTACAGAATTTGCAGCTAAATGTGCAGCTAATATACTATCATCAATGTAAGCATCACTATTGACTGAGTTTGGTGCTAGGTGTTCTGCATCAATTGAGTCTGCTGCTATGTGTTGACTGTTTATTAAGTCATTAGCTATAGAACCTGCATTAATTCTAGCTGTTGGTACAATACCAGAAGTTAAAGCTGCTGCTGATAAAGCTGTTAAGTCTACTGTAGTCCAAGTTAAAACACCCGAACCATTAGTTGTTAGTTTCTGTCCATTAGTACCATCATCATTAGGAAATGTTAATGTATAAGAAGCACCTGCTGAATGAGGTGGGCTTTTAAGTTTTATACCATGTGAGTTTTGTGAACAATTTAATTGTATCTGTCCATCTGCTGAACTACCATCACCTTTAGCTACTAATGTA